TGATCCTCCTCTGATACCGTTTTGAGTACAGCACCTAACAGTTGACTCGAATTTTTTAAGGAAGGGAACAACACCTGTGTGTTGAACTTCTCCACCCCTGATTTTAGCGTTGATTCCCCTGATTCTACCAGCGTTAATACCGATACCAGCCCTCTGTGCGACATATTTGCCAATAGCCATATCAGAGCTAAAGATACTGTCGAGGGTGTCATCAGTATCAACCAGAACACAAGATGCAAATTGACGAAGGGGTGTTCTGACCCCCGCCATGACTGGTGTGGGGATGTTGATTTTGTGCTTTGAGATTGCTTCATAATACTTCTTGATGTAAGACAGTCTATTTTCTTTTGGATATCCAACAAATAAAGTCACAGCGATCATCATGTACATGAACTGAGGGCTTTCAAAAACCTTACCAGTGCTGCGATCTTGTACAAGATATTTATCTACTACTTGTCTTAAACCAGCGTATGTAAAGTAATGATCACGCTCATGATCAACCCAAGCGTCTATCTTTTCCCATTCTTCTGAACTATACTTATTGTATATTGACCAATCATATATTTTCTTATCCACACATGCTTTAGCATGTTCATGAAGACTTGGATGAGACTTCTCCCATCCATCTTTACCAAACACAGATTTTCTTAATCCATATAATAATAATCTAGCAGCAACATACTGATAGTTTGGATTGTCTAAGGTAATTAAATCACTAGCAGATTTAATTAAAATTTGTTGTATCTCTTCTGTTGTAATTCCATCATAGAATTGTATTCCAGAATTTATTTCGACTTGACTTGCAGATACACCTGCTAGTCCTTCACAGGCAAACTCGACCATAGTGTGTATCTTTTCTAGGTCGAGATGAGTGGTTACACCATCTCTTTTTATTACCTTAATTCCGTTGCTCATACTCGTTTCCAATCGTTAAGTTTAATAGTAGCTTCTATAGAACTGTAAGTATTTGATTCTACCACAGTTTGTACATCATGTCCAGCTAAGAACATATCATTTATATCTTTTTGTTTTATATCTTTAGGCCATATGACTACCTGATCTCCTCTACTAATGGTTTTATCGATTCTGTTGATGATTTCTCTGTTACGAGGTTCGTTATCATAAACCCAAATATAATCGCTCCAACCAAACGTCCGACAATCAAGGTCGGAGCCAGCCATAGCAACCGAGTTTTCCAAGAAGAGCGAGTCGAAGGGACCTTCAACGATGTAAACACTTTTGTTTTTGTTAATTCTATCCAATCCATAAATTTTTGGTGACTCCTCGTTGAGCATTATAGTGATGTATCTCAGTTGAGATGTTGGATTCAAAGATCTACCTTGAAATCCGATGATTCCATCTGAATCTTTTAATGGAATGATAATTCTAGGTTCATCATTTTCTATACTATCAAATGATTCCTTCTGTTCGTTTGTCCATTTCTTAAAGTGTTCACAATAATATAAATCCTTTAGAAATTTAGAATTAATTTGTCTATTTTCTAGATATTTTCTTGCTGGATGTGTAGTATTTAGTTCGGCGATTGTTTGAAGATTAAAAGTTTTTACATTAAATTTTGGTTTCGTAAAATTAAACTTTGGAGTAGCAACATTTGTTGATTTTCCTGTAGTTCCAGACTTAAATCTTTCCATCACATATTGATCATGAAGTGTAACATCATGATCCTTTAAGAAGTTAGAAAGTGATCTACCAACACCACAATTATGGCATTTATATATGTAATCAGCGTTCTTTTGAAAGAAAAAACCCCTTGCACGATTCTTGTTCTTTTGAGAATCGCCGCAATAGGGGCATCTGAAATTGTATAGTCCTTTCTTTTTCTTTGTGAACTTCTGTAATCTAGGAGAATACAAACTGATGTATTTCTCATCGATAAAATTCATCTATTATCCAATTTAATTTTTAAACACTTCTATGGTATCAGGTTGTGGTGTATTTGTCAAGGTGCTTTTGAGGATTCTTTGTCCGACTGGAGATACGAGGACAGAAATAATAGAAAGAGCACCAAATATGCTCCACATTTTTTTCTCCATGAGTCTGAGTCTTTCATCTACCTTGCGAATATCTCTCTCACAGCCCTTCTTAATCTCCTCAGATTGGCGGTTAACCTCCCTGTGTAGTGATTCAACTTTCTCGAATAATACAGCATCGATCCTATCCTGTTTGTCTAACTTTTCGTCATGGACAGCAAGCATCTGACCCATCTTTTGATTATTTTCTTGAAGAGTTTCAATAACTCTTTCGAGTCTCTCCAATATTTGATCTTGATTTCTCATCTTAAACACCGCCTCTAGTGTCCGCAAATGCCTGTATTTTAGTGAGTCCAGAAGAGGAGCTATTAATAGTTTTAATCATCTTGACTCTATTACTTGCGTTTAAATTTCTATATAAATCTACTAACTTAGCAGCTGCAGCAGGATTAACTTGCATCTTTTCACCATTATCAAACTGGATATTACCAGATGCACCACCATGTATAACTTTCTTCAACTGGTCAATAACTTTACCACCACTTTCAATTAACTGGTGTCTATGAACTGCTTCCATTACCCTTTCATTTCTTATTGCATCACGATAAGGCTTAGGTAACTTTCTCAGTTTCTTTTTACGAAAATCTAACTTTGGATCAAATCCAGCCACAGGGCCTTTTGCAGCAGCGGATCCAGAAAATCCACCGTTACCAGCGCTCATTGTAGGTTCTTCATTGATCATTAGATTCTTTTTAACTCCTCTAAACAATCTTGATCCATTTCAAGAGTTGGTATCTCATCATCCGTAATACGATTTAAATAAACCATAAAGGATTTCAATGGAGACCAATACTCAGACTCAATCTTATAAAACAGGAGAGGTGTGCCTGCGTCACCAAATATATTGTATACAACAATAATGTGATTTAATAAGAGATGAGTTTTAAGTACACCAGTTTTAAGATATCTTTTAAATAATCTTTTGATGTACTTAAATCTTTTTAAATCCTCATAGAAATCATCTTTCGTAACACATTGAGGATTATCATAATTCTTAATTGCAAATAAAAGGAATGTATCCTCGTTCAACTCAGTAAATTTCATACTATAAACTTATCTCATACTATGTATTGTCTGTAACTGTGAGTGTTGCTGTGCTAGAAGTAACTTCTTTACCACCAATACTGTTGTTAACCTTCACACGATACTGATAACCGTTAGAAGTTGATGTCAAACTTGTTAGAGCAAGTGTCTGTGATGATCCACCACTACTGATGTTTGCCCATCTAGCAGAGGAAGAAGTACGTCTTTGCCACTGGTAAGTAATTGTTGGACTTGAACCAGTAGAAGATGCAGTCACACTAAATGTATGAGCAGCAGTTGCAGCAGTTACAGTTAAGACAACAGAAGCACCGCCACCTCCACCTAATGCTGAGTCAGCGATTGTTATTGTCTCAGAGTTTGCATAACCTGTACCACCAGATACAAGTGTAACTGTTGGTGTACCATTTGCAGCAACAACAACTGTGAAGTCAGCACCTGTACCAGATGCGTTACCAGCAGCGTTAGTTACTGTGTATGTTCCAGCAGTTCTAGATCCATCGGCAGCACCATTACTGGTAAATGTACCAACTGCTCCAGCAGGGAAGAATGTAGTAGCACTAGCAGGTTGAGAACTAATAGTGATTGCACTTGTAGCATCTGCTGTGATTACGTCTTCAGTATCACCAACTGAGGCACTTGCAGCAGCTGAAACAGCAGCAAGTAATTCTGTTTTATGTCTAGTTCTACCAGATACATCAACATATGTACGATATGACCACCATCCACCACCAGACAATCCTCTGGATTTGTTCTCAGAGAGTGATGCTTCTGTAGCATCAAGGAACAATAGTTCAGTAGTACTTGTGGTACTATCTCCACCCTTGATTACATACTCAGCAACTGCCTTTGGAGGTGTTCTTCTAATAACTTTTGATGCAGCAAGACTATTATTAGTACTGCCTGCATATGCTTTGTGTAATTCTATCGAGGTTGTACTAGCAACAGTTCTCACGATATAATTCACACCGTCTATTTCTAGGACATCTCCCTCTGCAACTGCGTCAGCAGCGTTTTTTGTTACTGTTGCGTCAGTTTGAGTGACTGCTACAGTATTGGCAAATGCTTTGCCATCTATAGTTCCGAAAATTGCCATTTGATTTTTTGTAAGTGTCGGTTTCCTATTACTTATTTATAAAGAAGGGGGCGTAAGCCCCCAGTCATTTAAGACTCCAACAATGCTTTCTCTAGTTGTGCAACGAGTTGATCGTCAACTTTGTTACCAGTTTTAGCAGCTGCCTTCTTAAGCAACGAAATGATGAACTCTTTGATCACAGTGTCTAGATCCTCTGGAATCTTATCAACAGCTTTATCAATAATATTGATAGCTATTGGCATTAGAAATTTAGTCATAATTAAAATTTATAAATTTGAACTATGCCTATTTATTAACTTCCTAGCCCTCTACCTTTATCGTAATTATCTTTACCACCATAACGTGCCATAGTGTTTGCATAATCTTGAGTAGATTTAAAACCTCTCTTCTTAGCATCAGCAGCAGTTTTTCTTTTTTTATCTGCCATTGCTTTATACTTACCAGCTCCAGCAGTAGTTTTTACACCCTTTTCTTTCTTTTGTTGTCCTTCTGGTTTTCCAGTATCTTTACGAATTTTACTTCTAACAAAGTTAAGTGCTTTGTCTTTACTACCACCTTTCTCAACTGAACTACCTTTTGGTTTATTCATTGAACCAGTATTCTTTCCAGTCTCTTTAGCATAACGATTTAATTCTATAAGTGGTGTACCTTCTGGTTGGTAACTACAGTTCCATGCTCTAAGTGACTTATTAATTCTTGAGTCTGGATCAGATGCTGTCTTCTTAGAAGTCAACTTCTTTTTCATACCCTTCATTCTCGCACAAAAGCTCGCTCTGCGAGGGTTCCCAACTTTCTTTGAAGGTGCTTTAAGATCGCTGCCTGGATTCTCTCTCTCGTATGATTTTCTTCCTTTTTCATTTAGACCTCCTGATTTCTTTTTACCTGATTTTTTTGTCCATGCTGCAGCTTCACTATGAGTAATCTTTTCATCTTTTTCGTTGCTTGCAAGGTTTTTCTTTAATTGTTTTTTAGATATCTTCGGCCCGCCAATTGGATCACCATACTCATCTCTTTTTACTTCTTCTTTTACACTATGCTTCTTACCTTTCATCAATGTACCATCAGGCATTACATGATGACCTTCTGGTATTGGTTTGCATTTCTGCTCATCATTACAAAAGTATTGTCCTTTACCACATGCTTCTTCTTTAGCAAGTTTAGTTGCAGTTGCATACATGACACTTTCAGCATCATCTTTATAATTTGACTTAAAAGATGACTTATTCTTTTTCATGCCCTTAACAATACGCTCTTTTTCTGACTTTTCTTTAGTCGTCAAAGAGCGTTCCATGAACTCTTGATAAGACTTCATTTTAGCCTCCTTTCTTTTTAGACATCGCCTTTTTGATTGCCTTATCTCTAGAACCCATGTACTCATCTGTACCAGATTCTACCTTACCATCTCCATCATAATCTTTCTTCGCCATTTTCTTTCCTTCCTCGATTTCTGCTTCTGTATTAACTACAGGGCCTTCTGGGGAAGTTTGAGGAGGATCACATTTAGCAGGAATACCTCTAGAAGGATCTCCAGCAGTTTGAAGTTTTGCTCTAATGTCAGCAAAGGTAGGATATCTCTTTGCTTTTGCTGATTCTGGAGGTGTAGTTGATGGACTACCAGAATAATCAACAGAAGCAGTAGTGTTCTGATCCATTTCCTCTACGTTAAGAGTCTTTGGATAGTTCTTATCGCCAGGTTTTCTCTTCGGTTTACCCGCTTCTCTTCTATCATGCATGTTATCCCAAAGTCCTTTCTTCTCATCAAGCATCTTTTCATCTGGAATTACATGTTCATGATACTCTCTAACAAGAATTTCTAACTGTTCAACAGGAACACTTCTTTCTAATCCATGTCCAAACATAATATCATAATGAGTTACATTGTTATTCTCATCTAAAGTATGTTCTTCTTTAATGCAGTTTCCTACACCATACTCTTCATGTTTTACCTTAGAAGCACAGTCATGACCTTTCTTTTTCTTTTTATCCTTATATCCTTCTGTTACTTTCTCATCATTATGTGGAATAGTGTTTCCATTCTCATCTTTCTGATGATGTTCTTGTATTTCATCCTCTTTTACACAGTTAGGAACTACCTTACCACCTTTCTTCTTAGTTCCTTTTGCCTTGTATCCATCCCAACAACTATCAGCACCTACATTCTTACGTGCTTGTTTCATTGATCCTTCAGTTTTCATTGCTCCTACTTTCTTAGCAGCAACTTTGATCATTTCCTTACGCTTTAACTTTGCTTCTTTCTTTGCAGAATCAGCGTCTGACATACCATATGATTCATTAGCATCTTCTACAGTCTTAGGATTAATAATTACAGGACCTTTTTTCTTTCCTTTAAGTTCTTGTACTTTTTCTAAGAAGTATTCTGTATGTTCTGGATCAATAGTTTGCATTACCTCATCTAGTTCAACAGAACTTATTGCAATATCATGTTCTACAAAATATTCACAAAGATCATTCATTTCTTCTATTGTCTTACCTAATCTCTTTGCAGCTTCATCCTTCATATGATCTGCTGCTTTGTACATAGGTTTACCAGTTGTCTTAGACTTCATACCTTTCTTATAGTTCTGGTATGCTGGTGTATTACCTTTCTTATCGGCGTTTGTTACAGTATACTCTTCCTTTTTTACTGCAGCCTTGTTCTCTTTCTCGTTTCTTGCAAGTATTTTTGTTTTAATCTTTGACTTAATTTCTGGTTTAGACTTAATACCATATAAACCAACAGTCGGAGCACTGTAGGAAGTACCATTAAAAGCGACCTTTACACCCATATACTCTAGAGCTTCATTTAAATCTGCTCCAGTTCTCTCTACAAACAGTTTCAAGGCATACTCTAATGTTTCACCAGTCAGATTCTCTACAATCTCATCAACCATATCTTCGTGGTTAAGGTGATATTTAATAACATTTTCCACTAACCTTTCTGCTCTGTATAGATTAGAAGGTGGAAGTGAAAGATAAGAAGAATACTTATTTAAGTCCATCTTTTTTACTAGGTTTTTTACTATTTAGTGGGGTTGACTTTTTTGTGAAAGATGTAACTGGTTGGCCAGGTGTCATTGCCTGTACAGCAGCACGATACTCGTCAGTACCTATCTCCCATATTGTTTTTTCCATAATATCTTTAATCCAATTACGGAATACTCTTTCCTCTTCATCAATCATGATGACGTAGTTTGTACCACGAGTTATAATTCTACCTACAACTCCAGTGTTAAGATTTTCTACGAGATCACCAACTTTATAAAGATTACCAGTACGATATGCTTCTCTCAAAGCAGACTCTTCTAGTTTTGGAGCAAGTTTCCAATCTTTTGATTCAAGATTCATCGCACGGCGTAATCTCATATAGATTGCCTTTGATTGTTCCTTATCAAGATCTTCTGGAAGACCTTTCTTGAAAGAATCATAGTCATTATCTGACGCTGCTTTCCTCATTTTAGAAGCAGACATACCTTCTACAGTATCATCTGAATCTGCATCTCTGGCACCAGCACTCACAACATCAAGACCGCCAAAGTTGTAAGTTTTACCATTATATTTAGAAGTTATACTTGAGAACTCCTTCACACGGTCATCACCTACGACAATTTTGACATTATCATATCCTTGTCCATAGAGATTTTTAAGAACATCAAAGATGTTTCTTCCATTTTGAGGATCATTTTGAATACTATCAGCATGATGTGGAAACATATGCTGCATTACATTCAATTTAGTTCCAAAGTCTAAAGGATTCTTCTCAGGATCATTTGAATGACTTGGATATATTTTATAGTCAGCGCCAGATGAATATGCTTCATCTGCAACTTTGTCTATTAACTTTGCATGACCTACATGTGGTGGATTAAATCTACCAAATGTGATCACAACTTCTCCACCACCTTCATTACGAGGCAATAGTGACTCTTCCTCATCAGATTTTTCATCTGCTTTTGGTTCTTCTTCAGGTGGTTGTTCAGGTGCAACTGTATCTTTAACAGATTGTAGATCAGATGCCATTTTGGCAAGAGATTGAGCATCAGCAGCAGACTGTGGGCCTTTTAAAGGAGCACCAGAGTTAAGATTATCCTGTTCTTTCTTCGATAATGGAATAAGACGAGTTCCGCCTTCAGCTTTAGCAACAATTTTGCCAGCCTTATCAGCGTAATAACCTTTACCTGTGTGTATTAAACCCTTTTTTTCAGCTTCGAGTCCTGCTTTAGTCCGAGCTTCACCAAAGAAATTGTTAAAGGACTTCATATGAGTCTCTATTGGTTCTACATTTATATTTATTTATCCCAATCCTTATCAGTTGAAAAATTTGCAACAGAAAATTCAAGTCTATCTACTAATTTTAATGCTTGACCTGATTTAATCGCAACAAATCCTTCTGGAGCTGTAACAGAATATCCAGCACCCTTCTTTAAAAATGTTCCAATATCTTTAACAGATTCTAATTTTCTTATGATCATTAATTTTGCTGCTGTTAAATTTTTATATGATGCTGCAGTAAAATAAATTGATTTTTGATTTGCAGAAATAAATTTTAAACCATCATTTTTGACTGCTAACCATTTCTTTTGACCAGCTTCAGATTTTTTAGAATTTATTTCTCTGTCTAAAAGAAAAGAATAATAGTTTGCAAAATCTCCTACTACTTGATTTACTGGTGGTATCATTGCACCAGATCTAATATAAGAATTAAAAAATTGTTTGAATACTATATTAAATGAATACTTATCTGTACCAGCCATTGCATCTAAAAATTTAGATGCTTGTTTTAATGACCCTGTGGTTTGACTTAAAATTGAATTGAACTTAGTTTTTTCTTGTGAAGTAAAATTAGCTGATCCACTTGCATCATTAAAGTCTGAAGAAAATACAGAGACATCTTCAACTCCCTGATAACTAGATACATCTACACCAAATCCAGCTTGCATATTTGATATAGTATCACCACTATATGATGTATGAAAAACAATACCAAGTTTAGAGTTATTCACACGTTGACCAAGATTTGTATTCAAAGGTATTGTATATGTAATAGTGTTTGGAGTAAATTTTACAGAACGTTGTCCTTTAATAGTTCCTATACTTTTAGTATTTTCAATAAACAAAAGATCGCCTTGTATAACTCCTGATATTGGTAACTTAGAAAGGTGTGTTAGACATGACTTAAGTATTGAATTTAATCCGCTATCTGGATAAAAGAAATCTACATCATCATGTGTACAACAGATTTTAGGATTAGTTTTATTAAATACAGATTTATTACCAACAAAGAAAGCTTTCCAAACTGGATGAATACCACAAATAATTGCTGGAGCGCCATCCCACTTTGTAGTTACTTTAATACTTTTTGTTTTATCTCCTTGTGATAACATGTCACCAAGAGATTTAAGAAAAGCAACTGAAGTCTTTCCTCCACTACTACCATTGTTTAAAATATCATCTTCTAAATGTTCTAAGTGTTTATTTTGTTTAGCCATAACTAGAAAATTTTAACGAATGATCCATTTAAAGGATCGTAAGCTTTTTTAGCTCCATAATATAAAATATTTAAAAAATCATTTAGTACACCCTTAGTAGTTAATTCTTGCATGAACTGTACATATTCCATTGCAACTAATATATTTCTAAACCTACCATTGTTTGATCTATCAATAGCACTTTCATTTGCAGCACCGTTCTTAATAACATTCTCTATTCCACTTTCATCAGCTCCAGTACCAGTAATAGTGAGATCACCAAAATCAACACTTTTACTACCAATCTTTTTATTTTTAATATCATTATAAACGCCAACCCAATAATCAATCATAAATGGATCCCATGTGCCAGGAAAATTTTTTGGTATATTTGGATGTTTAGATATTGATTTAGGTTTTGATAACTGATGCGATGTTAAAAATGTATCTATTAAATCTGATGGAACAGTTCCTAACTTTGCAGCTGGTTTAGACTCATTTATACATTCTGTTTGTACAGTTCCATTAGGATTACTTAACTGTCTATTTCTAACTTGAACCTTTATTTTAAATGATGGTGGTTTATCTAACTGGAAATGCATAGAAAATTCTGAGTTCTCAAAAACTCGATCTTTAATATTCAATAAACATTTAGGATTTAAAACTGTCCAATCTTTTTGTTCTGGATTTCCTGTATTTAATTCTTCTTCTATATCAATTCCATATTTTAAATTTATCTTCTTTAATGATACAGGTATCATATCTTTTGATTTAAGAGATTCATACATGATACTATTTAAAAGAGTCAACTTACCTCTTTGTGTAAGCCCATCAATTGTCATCAATTCTTTAATCATTTTTTTGATACTATTTTCTTCAGATCTTTTTACCATTACAATATCCATTGGATTCCAAGTATCTTTTGTAGCAAATATTCTATCTCCACCTTCGACACCACAATATGTTTTTGCCATACTTTCTAGAAAAGGCATGATACCATTATCTCTAGAATAGTTATATCCTTTATGTTGATTAACATATCCTTTAATTAATTTTGCCTGTTCAGTAAAAGTTGTCATCCATTTGGCATTTACACTCGGATAGATGCTTGCAATCTGACCAAGTGTAGGCAATTTTCCTTTTTCTATATACATTTTAAATGTATACGCTGAGGCATTTTCTTGTTGTTGAGTAGCAATACCGTCTGAAGCCATAAAAATAGGAGGGTCTTCCCTCCTATTTAGATTATCTATGTGGGTTATAAACATAAAGTATAATTAATGATGTAGAAATAATTACTATCACAATTATTGCTGCTAGATTAATCATAAATCTCCTTCCTTCCGATTCTCAGAATAGTGAACATCAAATTCACCGCCTGGATATCTGGACTTTAATTTATCCACATTCATTTCAATAATTTCTTCTGGTGAAGTGTCTAGAGTAATACATGCTTGAATAAAATACCACATGATGTCACCTAGTTCACGTTTCATGTGAAATAGATTCTCTTGACTAACTGGTTTACCTTGGAATAGTATCTTCTTTACTATCTCAGTAAACTCACCCGCTTCAGCAGATAATCCAAGAGCAGCAGTTAATGCTCTATGTGAATTAAAATCTTTAGAGTATAAATCTCTTAAACGATCTTGAAAATGTCCACCATACTTACTTTCTTCAGACGTAACAGCGTCTACAAATTTAGTATACTTATCAAAGTCAATTGTCATACTTTAAATCCTTCAAAACTTCTGATCTTCTTATCAAGAGATTCAGCTAAATCATTATCTTTGCCCGAGTCAATAATATTACCCTGAGCACTGACCTCTACATTATACAATCTCATCTTAGCTCTGTCAATACCTATAACAAATCTCTTATTCATTGTAGGATCATTATATCTATTCTTCAATTGTTTAACCATAATCTGATTCATATCTTCCAATTCCTCAGTAGATATGAGAGCGAACATAAGGTCAGCAGTAGCAGGGAGTCCAAAGGATTCTGAAGTGTCAGTAAGGTCAACATCGCTATTGCCGTAACCAGCACGAGTAGTTTGAGTAGCACTAACAATTGGTACATTTGCTTCGACAGCAAGACCACGAAGTTCCTCCGCAATTGCTTTAACGAACGTATAAGAATTAACAATGGTTCCTTTGTAACGAGATGATGAACAGATGTTGAGATAATCTATGAATATAATATCAGGTGCAAATCCTTTCTTGATTGATAACTCACTTAATAAACTTTTAAAATGTCCAGCATGTGCTGATGCTGTTGGATATTCTTTGATAATCAAAGTACCCTGTGTTTTCTTTGCAACCTTTCCAACCTTAGTTTCAAATAATGGTTTTGGTATATCTGGCAGTTCTTTGATATTTACTCCCAAAAGATTAGCATCTATTCTTTCTGCAATCTTTTCTTCAGCCATCTCCAACGTAATATAGAGAACGTTCTTACCTTGTGATAAACAAGAGCTAGCACAATGACACATGAACAAAGACTTACCCACGCCAGTGCCTGCAAGAGCAACGTTGAGAGTTTTGTTAGGAAGACCACCTTTTGTAATCTTGTTGAAGAAATCCAAATCAAATGGAATTTTTTCTTCTTTCCTGTGATAGAACTCAAATCGTTCCTCAGCATCTTGTAAATAGTCGTGACCGATGTGATCATCGAAAGATACTCCTAATGCTTCTGAAAGGATAGAAGGAATTGCTTCACGATTTTTTGTCTTATCTCTACCGTCTGCAAGTTTTACACTTTCCATAAGTGCAAGATAGATTGCTCTTTCTTTACACCATTTTTCTGTTGTGTCTAATAACCATTCTTGATCAACTTTTTCTTCTCGAAAACTTTGTATGAGATCGACTGCTTCTTTAAATATTTCCTCTGATATATCCTTTCTTTTTTCTACTTCTATTTGTAATATATTTGCTGATGGTAAACCATCATAGTTATTCATGTATTGTTGTATCTCTTGAAAAATAATTTTTTCAGTTAAGACTTCAAAGTAAATGTCTTTGATAAAAGGCAAAACTTTTCTGAGATACTTCTCATCATAAACTAGATGAGATAATATTTTAGTTTCTATTTTCATGTAAATGATCCGTAACTAAATTCTTTTTTAGCACACTCATCCAAAGCCTGCATGACTTCTGGTGTGAAATAAACTTCTGGGTTCTTTAGCACTTCTTTAGGGTAAACTTTTTTCTCACCCATATTATAACGATTTCCACTTTTTGTAAAGACCTCATACTTTTCACCCAATTCTAGAAGTCCGTAGTAAGGATCTAATCCTCTCTCATCATAGAATAATCTAGTGGCAACCTGTGCATTTTCTTTTGTAAATCTAGATTTATAGGTTTTACATTTAATAATATTTCCAACCACTTCAGTACCGTCTTTTTCTTTTGACTTACTGAGATATATTATAGTCGATGCAGCATACTTTAGTCCTGATCCACCACCCATTTCTTTGGTTGGCATGTATGACCCCACTACATCATATGTATGGTTTGTGACAATTAGAGGAATCTGTGCTTGTCCTAATTTAAGAGATAAGATTCTAAATATAGACTTTACAATTTGAGCACGTGTCATATCTCTAGTCTCTTTACCTGCTGAAGCATCTTCAACTTCTTTAGTTGTAGATAACATTCCAAGAGAATCTAATACAAACATTAATGGTGGTCGATCCTCCAGTTTAAGTTTTGTATATTCATCTACAATTTTAATTGCTTGTGTTCTAAATTCTTGTACAGTAGTTACAGGAACTAACCCAAGACGTTTGACATCTATACCACGTTCACTTAACATATTTTTTGTGATCGCTGATTCAGATTCAAAGTAAATTACTTCTCCCTTTAGATTCTGTTGTAAGAAATTTTTAACAATTGATAAAGCAAAAAAAGTTTTACCTGTTGATGATTCTCCTGCTAAAGCTGTAATCTTATTAGAAGGTAAACCACCTTTAATACTACCACTAACTAAAGCGTTAAAAATAAAAGAACCAGTATCAACAAAAGAATTACAATCTCCTGCTGATATACCTTCGTCTGCTACTGATGCAAACTCATTGTCAATTTCTTTTATAACTGATTTTACAAATGACATAATAACCTCCTATATGAAAAATGATTCAAGTGTGCCTTTCTTTTCAACCATCCATCCAATTGTTTCAACAACATTCTTCAATGGTTCTAAAAAGCTTTTCTCAAACTGTAAATTGTAATCAATGTATTTTTGTAGATTAAATTCTTTTGGTAAAGTTTGAAGATATGCGATAACATTTTCTCCTATCGGATTTGGTTTCTTCAAATAAATAAATTTAATCTTTTCTCCTTCCTGTATGTAAGGATACTTATGTGTGAGTTTTAATTTTTTGACATGATAATTATATAAGATTGCTCCTCGAACATGAATCGGAGTTCCTTTTGTATACATGTCAGAACTGGATTTATATTTACCCAATCCATTAAGTCCTCTTGGAAATGAGATATCGGCGATCTCCATTTCTTTTGTTTCTTTCTTTACATGATCAATGAAAGAAATAAGATCATCATTTGATTTGTCAATAATAATCTTGAAAGCTTTCTTTAGTTTATCACGATAATATGCTGGTGTCGAGGAACGTGCAGTTTCAAGACCCATGATTTTCATCTTTGGTTGTTCATAACGAACACCTTCACTATCCCATACATTTAAGATGTATCTTTTCTTAGCAGTCCAGATACCACGATCAGCAATGTTTTCACGTTTCATGAACATTTTCTGATCATAAGCACCTACATAGTCGGCCAACGTTTGGTAAGAACTCGAAATATATTTCTCCAGTTCCAGATCACACACCTTATCGAGGAAAGAAACGATCTTTTCATTAG